GGAATGGGCTGCTCATGGTAGGAAATGGGGAAAGAAAACAGCAAACAGAGCACAGAGAACGTTTTATAAAAATCAATTAAAAGCATTCTTAAATTTCAATAAAAAAGCAGAAGACATCTGCACAAAACTTCCATAATGGCAAAATCAGGAATACATATAAAACCAGAAAATAAGGGTAAGTTTAATGCTACAAAAAAACGTACAGGAAAATCCACTGAAGAACTTACACATAGCAAAAATCCTGTAACAAGGAAGAGGGCTATATTTGCACAGAATGCTAAAAAATGGCATCATGGGAAAGATGGATTATATATTCCTTTAGAGGAAACATTTAGTGAGGCTGATAGTGGTATTCATATAAAGCCTTCTAAAAGAGGGACATTTACAGCAGCTGCTAAAAAGCATGGTAAATCTGTACAATCATTTGCATCCCAGGTTTTAGCAAATAAGGATGATTATTCTCCAGCTATGGTGAAAAAAGCCAATTTTGCAAGAAATGCCTCCAAGTGGCACCATGCTGAAGATGGGGTTGATTTAAATGATTTGCAGATAAATAATCCTTCTGCTTTTGGATACACTCCTGTGGCTCCACAAAATAGAATGTATCAACAACCCACTACTGATATATTTCAACAGAATGGACAGACATATTATAAAATACCTGAAGAACAAAAGCTTCAGGATGTTCCCACATTCACTCCTAATAAACCATCGCCAGCTACAGGGGCAAAAGGAAAATCAAATCCTATAGCCATTGGAGATTTTATATCTGCTGGTATAATGGGCATTTCAGCATTGCTTCCTGATAATAATAAACGTAAGCCTTTAATGCCTACAATGGAATATAATCCTTTTTCACAGGGTACAGGGACACAAGCTATTATGAAGAAGGGAGGCAAGATGTATATATCTAAGCATTATGGAGAGGGTGGTACTGAAAAGAAAGAGGAAAAGCTTGCGCAAACAAAGAGAGTTGTAAACCCTGAGCTATATATGCCATTTGGTAATGATCAACAATTAGCACAAGATAGAGGATGGTATCCTGTACAATCAACAAAGGATGGTACAGTTACATATAATAATGGATATGGTTTATTAAACACAGTTATGCTGCCAGATAAAACCAAAAATGGTCAATTAGTAGGCAATGGTAGATTATCTATTGTAGGCAGTCATAATGGTACTTTCGATATAGTAATTAATGATAAGGATAATAACTTTGTTCAAACAATAAAAAAAGGTATTCCATTTAAACAGGTGGATGAATATTTCACCTCACAATATGGAAATATAGCCCAAAGAACCAATGATATACAGAAAAATTATAATGATTCTGATGCTCAGGAGTCAAAAAAACTAATAGGTGCTAATATGAAAAAGGGTGGCACCCTCTCTTCTTCTAAAGCAAGAGAAATATTAAGAGATGGCACAGCTAATGGTAAACCTCTTACAGATAAGCAAAAGAGATATTTTGGCTGGGTGGCTGGTGGAAAAAAAGCTGAGAATGGTATGGAAATCCTTGATGAAAATACCATAGAGTTCCAAGGAGACAAGCATTCAGACCCCTCCGGTGGAATTCCCATTGCTTTTAGTGGAAAAAATGTCATGGTGGAAGGAGATGAGACAGGATATATATCCCCTATAGATGGTTCTTTAACAATAGGTGGAAATTTAAAAAACCCTCTCACTAATAGGAAATTCAAATCAGATTTTAAAATATTAGCTGATAAACAAGCTAAAACTGAGAAATATGAGAATGATGGTATTTCTTTAATGAATGATTATTCTCCACAGGATAAATGGGATGTATTAAAATATAATAGTGGTAGAGCTATGGCAGGAGGAGCTAAATACAAAAAATCTAAAATAACAGCAGCAAAGGAACATCTCTCTGATATACAAAATGCAATGATAGATATAAAAGAGGAACAAAAACAGGCTAAATATGGAATGAAAATGGCAGCAGAAGGAGACTTTCTTCCTACAGATGACCCTATTCTATCCTACCTTAAGGACAGGACAGCTCCTTCTTATTTAGAAGATTTAGGACATACCCTCAGGCCAGTAATTACCACTCCTACAAAAAGACCTACCCCAGGAGGACAAATAGTTCCAACAAGAGATATGTCTATAAATATGAAAGCTCCAACAAGTGCAGCCCCAAGCTATTCCGTAAATAACGCATCCTCTATATATAGTCCACAAAACAATGATATATATCAGGAGTCTACTTCTCCGGTTATTGGTAATTTTCAGGATAACCCTACATACAGCAATGCTAAAAAGCTATCATTCTCTCAAATAGTACCAGAGTTATTTGCAGCAGCTACCAATCAGCAAGAATTTGTTCCTCTTCAGCAAATAGAGCCTAAACTATTTGACCCTTATAGTGTGTCTTTCCAGGATAGGAGAAACCAGAATGCTCAGACATTCAATGCACTTGCTTCTTCAGCCAGTCCTGAAATAGCATCCTATCTTGCAAGTCAAAAATATGAAGCTGATAATGCTGTGAATGCAGAAGAGTTTAGAACTAATCAGGCTATAAGAAACGATGTAATTAACAAAAATACTGCTCTTATTAATGAGACAAATGTCAAGAATTTAGCTCTAGCTGACCAACAATATACAAGACAGGCACAAGCTAAGGCTGCAACAAAAGCACAAAATAGAGCTATTGTTCAATCAATATCTGATAAGGTGGCTCAGAATAAACTTGAGCAACAAACCATTAAATTATACGAAAATCTATACAATTATAGATTTAATCCATCTACTCTCAAGTCTGAATATATAGGCCCAGCAGCTTCAGAACTCCTTGATTTTCATGAGGATAGCCTAACACCAAGCACTTCTTCTCCATTCTCTTCAGAGAATAAAACCACCATACGCAGGGACAAAAATGGTAATATTGTATCCACTACATCCCAAACAGACCCTGCCTCCGTAATAGACAAAAGACAATCAGACGCATATATAGCAAGACAGAAAAAAGAACAGGAACAATTAAACATGGCAAGGAAATTTAAACTATTTAGTAAATAACCTACCAGATTATACAATTTTATTTTATTCTTTGTTAATATAACAAAACATATTATCTTCGCAAATATACTCATAAATGAAAGCTTTTATATATAAAATAACCAATTTAGTTAATGGTAAGATGTATATAGGTTCTACAACAAAAGTAGAATCTAAGAGAAAATCTCAACATTTTTCTATGTTGAGACATAATAAGCATCATTCTACTTATTTGCAAAGTTCTTATAATAAATATGGACATTCAAATTTTGAATTCTCAATTGTGGAAGAATTCTTATTTCCAAACTATTACCAATTATCATATATAGAAGAATATTTGTGCTGTGCTGAAATTTTTTATATTTCTAAATTTAAAGCAGAATATAATGTTGCAAAAGAAATAAATAGAGGTAAGTTAGGAGTAAAGCAATCGAGAGAAGTTGTAGAAAAAGCTAAGGCTACAAGAGATAGAAATGGTTTTGACTATACTAAAAAGGGTATAGAAGCAGCTATAAAAAGTAATACTGGTAAAAAACATAGTATGGAGAGGGTTGCAAAAACAGCAAGAGCATTGAAAAATTGTGGAAAGTTAAAAGGTAGAAAACAGACAGAGGAACATAAGCAAAAAGCAATACAAAATAGAATTCTTAGTGCAAAACAAAGAGGATATTATTTTACACAGGAAACTAAAAATAGAATATCTACTACAAAAGCCAGTAAATATGGTAAGCCTGTAGTACAAATTGACAAAAATGGAAATATAATAAATAATTTTAATAGTTGTTGGGAGGCAGCTAATTTGCTTGGTATTAAAAGAACTACTGCATGGGCAAATTTGAAAACTGGCAGCTTTAATAAAAATGGCTACTTTCTAAAATATAAAGAGATATAAGATGGCAAGCTTTGTGGACAATATCACCTCATTTACCCCATATATCTCTGAAGTTCCTACAGAAGTATTGCTTAACGTCGGATTAAGTAAACAGTCTCAATTTGACGCAGGATTGCAAAAGGAACAACAAACCATAGATGCGATAGCTGGACTTCCTTTAGCAAAAGATGTTACCCAAAATTATCTTAAAGGAAAACTTGGGCAGCTCAAACAATCTGTTTCACAATCCATTTCTTCAGACCTCTCTGATATGCGCCTCCAGAATCAGCTTGGAGGAATGACAAGAGCCATTGGTAGTGACCCTATTATTCAAAAGGGGGTGCAAAACACTCTAAGAATGCAGGGAGAAGATGCAAGAATGAATAAGGCGATTGCGGATGGTAAATCATCTATTGAGAATGAAGCCTACTATCAGGCAAAGAGAAGCAAATGGCTTACAGATGGCTCTCTGGATTCAGACTTCACAGCTAATTACTATGAATATATAGACCTAAACAAAAAATGGTTTGATGTAATTAAAGCTCTTGGTGCTGATAGTTCTATTGAGCAAAACCCCTATGTTAAAAATCCTGATGGTTCTATAAATTTCAATAAGGTGGCAGCAGCAATGACTGAACAGGGAGTGAAAGGAATTGATGCTTCCAAAATTGAGAATGCCATTAGAGCTACAATGACAGAGGCTGACAACAATCAACTTAGAATCTCTGGATGGAATAGATTTAGAAATTACACAAGGGATGACCTTGCCAATAAATTTAAAGCAGATTATGATGCTTCTATTTCTGAAACCAGGGCTCAAATAGATAAATTAAAACAAATAGCTGCTACAGCCACTTCTGACACAGCTACATATAACCAACTTAAAAAGATTATTCAGCAAAAAGAAGATTCTATAAAAGAAGGAGGTTCTATACAGGGTAGGTACTTATCTCAACTAGATGCACTTAAATCTGACCCAACAGAAGATGGAGAATATGCAAAAATGCAGCTCTATAAAGATGGATATATACAACAATTCTCTAAAGCATTTTCCTGGGAAGAAAAATATCTCAAATATCTCACCAACCCTATACAGGAGCAGAATAATTGGGAGAAAGATTATGCTCTAAGACAGTCAGCTAATGCAAGAGGATGGGCTGAGTTACAGGAAACTATACGCCAGCATGGAATAGAAAATCAGTTTAAAAAGCAGGAATTAGATGCCAAGAATGCTGTATTTCAGCCATTTGTAACAGAGAGAGAAACTCAAACTGATATTCCTTCTGCCACTATAGCTATGAGACAGGAAATGGATGATAGTGCTAAGCAGGCTACATCTCTTGTAGAGCAAGTGAGACAAAGAATGCTTGTAAATGGGGAACCTATTAACAAAGATATTTTATATAACAAAATAGAGGCATATAGGAATGGAGATAAAAATCAAATACCTGTAGACCTTAGAGGACTTGTTGACCAAGCAATTGGAGCTAAAAATAATGCTGATTTTATACAAGCCACCATAGAGAGGAAAACAAAGGAAATACAATCTCTACCTCAATTCAAACAAAGTCAGCAGGATATAAATACAGCTCTTGCACAAAGGGGAAATTTGAATGTACATACTAATGGACAAACATATACATTCACTCCAAAAGAAATATTTGATTTTGTAAATAAAAGACAATTAAAGTCAAGAAGTAACCCTTATGGAGGAATGCAGGATTATGTAGAATATTCTTCTCCACTCTCTCCAAAGGAGCAGGTGTTAGCTAATAATATAGAAAAAGCTAAAGGAAAAGATTATAATTTTTATAGTGGATTAATATCCTCTTATCAAGGATTAAAAGAGCAAAGTGGGAAAGCTGCTCAGGATTTTTCTGTTAAACTTGAACAATCATTACTACCGCTTGCTGGTAGATGGAATCCTTATACACTAAATCTTGATGCTCTTGATACAAAAACAAGAGAACTAATAGAGGGTAAGTATGCAGCAGTAGCTCAACGATATATAGAAGGAAAAGGAGCTGCTCAAACCTTTAGGAAAGATGATCAGGCTACCCTACAGGAAATGCTGTATGGTAAAAATAGTGAAAAAACAAAATATCGTACAATCCTACAGGGAAATACGGCTTACTTGGAAGCAACAAATGGGGATGCAAATGTTATAATACCTATGACACCTATGGAAGCTGCCCAGATAAAAGCTAGTGTAAATGTTCCAAATTACAATTTAAATCTGGATGAAACTATAAACATGGGGGGTGGAACTACCAATCCTACAGATGACCCCACTAAAGCCAGATATAATAAAGGATATTTTGATAGCAGAAATAAGCTTAATTTTACAGCAGATGTAAAAGATGATGCCTCTAATAACAATATCAAATATCCAAGATTACATCTTCTCACTCCCGATGGATGGAAATCCATTACAGTGGAAGCACCAATGGATAATATAAATGTAGAGCAATATTTAAAAAGCTTAACAGATAAGACAGTAAAGGATAAATTTATACAACATTTCACAGAAGCTGGAGACCTATCCACTGCTGAATTGATAAAAAATATGAAATAATGCCTGATTTTGGTAATAATTTAGACTCAATTATAAAGGAAGCTCCAGTAAATAATCCGATTGGTGTAAATGTAGCTCCAACCCCTGTACAGCCTTTCCAGCAATCAGCTGAAAGGCTTTCTGAATTTACGGGAGACCCCGCTGAATATTTCTCTAAAAAGTCTAAATTCAATAATCCTAATATCCTTGTTCCATTTGATGTATTAAAAGCTAATCAAAGATATAATTCTATTAATCCAACTGTGGAGGATGTAGAAGATTATAAGGCGTGGGCTCAGAGCTTAGGAGATAAAATTGTTAATGATGTTGGTAAAGGGCTATCTCTCGCTGGAACAACATTTCTACAGGGTACAGTAGGGTTAATCACTGGAATTGGTGCTATGATTGGTGATGGTAAAATGTCTTCATTCTATGATAATGATTTTAACAGGGCGCTAGATGATTGGAATAAACAACTTGAAGAGTCTCTGCCAAATTATTATACAGCAAATGAAAGAAATGCTGAATGGTATTCTCCTTCAAATTGGTTTACAGCAAACTTTCTGTGGGATAAGATTGTTAAAAATATGGGGTTTGCTGCTGGCGCCGCACTATCAGGCATGGCATATACATCAGCACTAAAAGCTATACCTCTCACCTCTAAATTGTTTTCTCTTGGAAAAGCAGCAGATGTAATTGCTGCACAAGAGGATGCTATTCTTGCTGGAAGAAGTGTAGACCAATATGGTAAAATAGCTTCTCTATCCAAGAATTTCCTCTCTCAATATAATACATTAAATACGGCTGGCAGAGCCACAGTAGCTGGACTTTCTACAATTGGAGAGGCATCTTTTGAGGCTCTCAACAATCTTAATGAATTTAGAACAAACTTAATTAATGAATATAAACAAAATAATGATGGTAAGGAGCCAGATAATGAAACTCTTGCTGAAATTAATCAAAAAGCTGAAAGCGTTGGTAATGCATCTTTCCTCTTAAATGTAGGATTGCTTTCTGCTACAAATTATATTCAATTCCCAAAGATACTTGGGAGCAGCTACCAGCTTGAAAAAAGTGTAATGAATACTCTTGAAACAAAGGGTATTATAAAGAATGCCGAAGGATTATTTGAAAGAGCACTGCCTAAAACAAGATTTGGTAAAATAGCCTCCACTATAAATTCTATAAGACCCTATCTATTCTCTGCATCAGAAGCCTTTGAAGAAGGAGCTCAGAATGCTATACAGGTGGGTACAGAAGATTATTATAACAAGAAATATAGGAACCAGGATGCTTCATTCTTTTCATCATTAGAAGAGGGAGTGAAAAGAACTCTATCTACTAAAGAGGGGTGGGAAAATATTTTAATTGGTGGTATTTCTGGTAGTATAATGCAAGCCAGAGGTAGATTTAATGAGAACAGAGAAATAGCTAATAATACAACCTCAGCTATACAGGCATTTAATAATAATCAGTTTTCTGATTTTATGAAAGCCACAACCGACTCTGTATATAGAGGAGTGGCTTTGCAGCAAGATAGAGAAAGAGCACTTAGACAAGGGGATGTTCTTGAATCAAAGGATCTTGAAAGGGATTATATCATAAACTACTTAACACCAAGAATAAAGTATGGTAGATATGATTTAGTAAAAGAGGATTTAGACACATACAAACAATTGGCTTCTACGGCAGAAGGATTTGCTCAACTTCAGGCTGAGGGTAAGGTGGTGGAAGGAGATACGCAATCTACCTATCAGCAAAGAATTAATAATTTTGAAAAGGCAGCTGCAAATCTCAAGTCTATATATGAGTCATTAAATTTAAGATATGGTAATAATTCATCATATGCTCCGGCAGTTATAGATAAAATGGCATATTCAGCTTCGAAAATAGCTGACTATGATGAAAGAATACCTCAACTGCTTTCTTCTTTGTCACAAAATGGTATAATTGCTGCTGATATTATTTCTTCTATAGAGGAAGAAAATAAACCTAATATCGAAGCTACAAAAGAAGCTATTGAGCAGATAAACAAGAAATCCCTCACCTCTGATCAAAAAGATGAGTTAAAATCCCAACTTTCTGATATTATTGAATTATCTCTCAGAAGAAAGAATTTCCTTAATGAGTATGATGATATTAAGAATAACCCTTCTCAATATAATGATGAAATTCCAGTAGCCGGAGAAACACAAGAAACTCCTTTTACAGTTAAGCAAAACTCTAAAACAGCCAATGGTAAATCTACAATAGTTAATAAACAATTAGAGATTGGCAAAACATATTCTCTTCAGGAGCCGCTTATTCAAGAGGGAGGAAAATTAATATTAGCTCCTACAATCACTCCACTATCCCAAACATTAGGTGGAGAAATTGAGGTGCAAACTCCTGATGGAAAAACAACATTTCTGTCTCCAAAAGATTTTAGAGGCTTTAATATATCTGATGTTCCAAATACAAGCGATGTAATAAATACAGCACTTTCTTCTGCTATTGATAACACTCTTTCAAAAAAGAAATACGCACAGCTTACAAAGCCAGATCCTACATCCCTACAAGATCAAATAGATTTTGTAAACACCCTGGATGATGAGGGGCTTACTTCTGATATAATAAAAGAAGTGAATAAGCAAATGAAAGATTTGCAGGCTAAAAGAGTAGCAGAAGCACAGGCTATAGCAGCACTTGAAGCTAATAAAGCTTTAAAAGCCAAATTTTTCAATCAGCAGAAAAAGGCAGAACAACCTGCCAATATACAAACTCTCTCTCCAGAAGAACAGAAGGCAGAAAATGATGCTTCTGTAGCAAATAGAGCCTCTTCTCCAAAACCGCCTATACATACAACATTTGTAAAAACTGTTACATCTATAAATTCCAAAAAACCTTCTGATAAGAGACATGAAACATTTCTATCTAATTGGGATAAAATGCCAAATGCAGACAGGATAATAGGTGTGCTTATACATAAGGGGAATGAAGATAATGCGGGACTAAAAGGCATCACTGATATATATCTGGATGGATATACACCAAAACAAGGAGAAGAACCACTTCTACGTGTATACATGACAAAAGATGGAAAGTATATAGACAAGGAAGGAAATCCTACAACAGATATAAATCAAATGGTGTATGCTGCTATGCCATCTACAGCTCTGTCAGATAGTTTTGGTGATAGATATTCAAAAGCTACACCAGAAGAAGCACAAGCATGGCAGAAAGCATGGGAAAAGAGGAGAGCGGAAATATTAAAAATTACCTCTCCTTATAGAGAGCCAACATTATTTGTTAGTAGAGGTGTACCTCAACGTACTACAGAAAATAATTCTGTTATTGGTAGTATAGCTACACAAAAGCAGCTTGATGATAAAGAGAAGCTTCTTGAAGTGAGCACAACAGGTGAAATATCACATAATAACTATTCTGTAAAATTTAAACCTGGTACTGTTGTATTTCATTCTGGTGCCACTCTTGAGATTTTAAATAACAGACCCTTTACAGAGAGGGAAGCAAATACAATATTTGATGCATTAAAGCTGTTTACACAAAAAGCCAATGAATCTAATGGAACATTCGACCAGCAACTACTCTACTATTTAAGAGGTATGTTATATTTTAAATCTCCATACCAAAAATCTGAGGATAATACATCTATAGAGCAAACTACTATAGGAAGAAGTCAGGTGTATTTTCATAATGGAATGTGGCATTTTGGTTCTAAATATTCTATTCCTTTCACGCCAGAGTCTCTCGAACTTAACAAATCAGATATTATTAATGGGTTCCTTAAAAATTCATATATTAATACAAATGTTCATAATTTAAGAGAAAACAAACCATTTGAAGAAATAACATCTATTGTTGCAGGAAAGATAAACACCAAAACATGGCCTTCCTATCAACATTTCCTACTTTCTCCAGAAGGACGCACTCCACAGGACATTCCTATTACAACAAATATAGCTTCTCCAATTAACAAAGAAGAAGCAATATTTAAATCCCGCTATTCTTACAATCCTCAGCTGCTTGTTGAAGCACAGGTGAAGGAATTTCTTCCAAAGCCTAAGCCAACTCCCCCACCACAAGCACCAGCCTCACAAAAACAGCAACCCACAGCTAAAAAAGCAACAACACAGCCTAAAATGTCTGCTTCTCAGGCAGCATTTGCAGCTATTGCAGCCAATCAACAGACTAATCAGCAAGCACAACAACAAACAGATGATAATTTAACAGAAGATATAAAAGCTGATATAGAAAGAAGAAGACAAGAAGAATTGGTAAAAGCTAAAAGAAGTATAATAGCTACTCCTCATACAGAAATTACTTTTGTAGATGGTACTAAAGATAATTTTGCACCAGCTTTTACTGAAAATAGTAACGACCCTATGGAAATACAACTCCTAAGTGGTAATAGTGCTGATTTAAGAACAGTAAGAGAAATATATGATGAAAAACAGAATAAGAGGATAGATTTATCTAAAATAAATGCTAAATATGATGCAGAATTAGCAGCTTTAGAAATTAATAAACAACCATCTAAATCCGGAGGAGGTGTAAAAGAAACTATAAGTTTAGGGACTCCTACTCCGTCTAAAGATGTTGCCACTCCAGAACAATATGACGATGTAGCTCCTAGTTTTTCAGCTACAATGGGTAATCCATTGGGGGATGTTAAGGTGAAAGAGGAAATTGATCTTTCTCCTTTAAAAGGAAATATACAGGAGCAGATTAAGCAGGGTAGAAAAAATCCTGGTGGAACTGAGTCTCAGCTTAGAATTGTTAATGCTTATGAATATACACTGGCAGATATAGATGCTGAAAAAGCGATAATTGAAAAATTATCTCCTTTCACTGTAAGTGTGGAGAATGAATTAATAGATGCTGGAAATGGAATATTTGCACATGGGGCTTATTCTGATGCTGCCATCACTCTTTCAAGAAAAATGGAAGAAGGAACAGGCTATCATGAATTGTTTCATGGAGTGTATGATGTATTTACCAATGAGAGTGAAAAGACAAATATTTCAAAAGAATTTAGAAGCAGAGAAGGAAGTTTTATAACAAGAGATGATAGAGTGGTGGATTACTCCAATGCTTCTGATTATGATATGGAGGAACAATTAGCAGAAGAATACAGAGAGTTTTCTATATTTAATACACCTCCTCCTAAAACAAAGGGTGGTTTTATCCAGAAGTTCTTTACAAAGCTTGTACAATATATAAAATCCCTATTTTCAAAAGATGCCCAAACCATCTCTGATATATATAAAAGAATAAATGCTGGGTATTATAAAAATGTACCATTTAAATCTGCTCCTACATCATTAGTAAAATTAAGAGTGGACAGAAATATTGGCACAATGGATACAGCAGATAGTTACACCACTACAAGGGCTATTATTAGCAGAGTGGTGCAAAAACTATTTGAAAATAACGAAATATCAAAATTCAATGAACTTGATTTCTCCTCTTTCAAAGCTTCAGAGCTTTACAAAGAAATATATGGTGAGCTACATGATTACTATCTTTTCGATCTTAGAGAGCAAGTGTTATCAGAAGGAGGAACAGAAGAAAGTTGGTTTAATAAGTATGGTGGAGTATGGAACAGTATCTCCAATAACTGGACAAAAGTGCAGCAATTGGCAGGAGAAGTATTAAACACTTTTAAAATCAGACAGGAATTAAATCTTGATTTAGAAGGGGGTGAGTCTACATACGAGGGTAGAAGCGGAGATGCATATTTAGCAGATGCTATGCTATATGATGCTAAGAAAAATGCTCCCGCATCTGTTAAACTATTGATAGCCACTATACAAGAAAGTATATTTGTTAATGGTGAAGATGGATTCCCCGTAGTGAATGAAGCCACTAAGCTAAACCAGGTGCAGGCTGTAAAAGACCAATCTACATCACTGCAAAAGATGGTGGATTTTGCTAAAATGTTTAATTACACTCTTTCACAATTATCCACTAAAAATACACTTAAAGAAAAAGAAGCAGTATTAACAAATCTAGCTGAAAAATATCCTAATTATGTAAGACTTGTAGGGAGGGTTAAAGCAGGTAGGTATGATAATCTTTCACTTGATGAGTGGGCTTTAAAAATAAAAACATATAATACATTCTCGAAACAGAGACCAAAAGCTCTTGTTCAATATATACAGGCAGATGGTACAGCCACTATTGGATCTGCAAACCCTACAGATAGTAAGTATGAATATGCAGAAAGCTGGCTAATGGAATTAAAGCAGTCATCTAATATAAAGAAAAACAAGGGAAAATATAAACTTGTAATTCCTAAATCTATAAATGATACATCCACTCCTTCTAAAGTGTATGCT